GGTGGCGAGGCCGTATCGCACAGCGTCGTCGGCATCGAACCACGTTTCAGCGTCCATCATGGAAAGCACGGCTTGCTCTTTGATGTCATCGACTGCGTTCATGTATTCAAAATAGATACTGGCCATCTCTCGGTCGTACATGGCAAGCACCTCAGACATCTTGGTCATGTCCACGCTGTTGCCGATCGCAATCGTGTGGGCTCGATGGATCATGAGCTTGCTGCCCCGCTCCATGGTTCTCGTGTTGCCAGCCAAGAAGATGATCGATGCTGCCGACGCGGCCAATGCCTCGTTGTGCGTGTCGACGCCGCCAGCGTGACGCTTGAGGAGGTTGTAGATGGCCACCCCCTCGTCGGCCGACCCGCCAGGCGAGTTAATGCGGACGACGGCTCGGCCTTTAATCGCCTTCAGCGAGTCGCCGACGGCGGCAGCCGTGATTCCTTCGCCGGTCCAGTCGGCACCGATGATTCCATCCAAAAACAATTCGCCGGAGTCTGCTTTGCAAAGGATCATGTTTGGCCTCCAATCAAGGTAAATACGCGGTTTTGCCAGTCTTTTACCGCAGTTTTGATGTTGTTTTCGAGCGTTTCTGGGGTCGAATTGCCTGCGATTTCAAGCAAAATTGACCGCGATTCGTCGCAATGAATGCGTGCTAAGTCGCGATCGAGACCTAAAATCTCAAGCTTTTCAGCCAGTTTCGCCTCCCATTTCGCGTAGTTTTTGTCGATCCAGTCCACGAAATTGCGTGATTTCGAGCCTGAAATGGCGTTGTTTGCCTCGCGAACCAGCAAGGATCGGATGGTTTCCTCGAGGGCTCGGGCGTTTGCGTCGGCTGGTGGTTGGCTTGGTGCGTCGTCGCTGGAGTCGTCGCTGCTGTCTTCGTCGTCTTCGACCTCGACGGCAGGACCAGGCGTAACCGCTGGGTTGGCGTAGACGTCGCCGCCGTCGTAAGGGTTCATATCGAGCTTGGCGCGTGCTTCGTTGGGGCTCATGATGCGGTGCGTGATCGCTTGAGCCAGTGCGGTCATCGTCGTGGCCGTGTCGGTGCGATGGATCGCAGCGCGATTGAATTTGAAGTAGCGATTGCCGGTCCGCTTCTCGCTTGGTGTGCGTAGCTTGCGGTCGCACTCCTCCTCCCACTTCACTAGCCAGCGATCGAGAGCTTTGAGGTACGCAAGGTTCTGTTGCTCGAGCGAGTTGTAGCTGACACTCTCGCCGTCGCCTGGCATCGACTCTAGGCCGAACAGCATGCCGATGTCTTGTCGGTTGAACTTTTGTAGCTCGACAAACTGGGCGTCGTTGTTGGCGACGTTGATTGCCGAAGCCTTGACTCCTTCGCGTAGCATGGCAGCCTTGCCGGCGTTGTCAGGGCCGGACTCGTTTCGGTTGAACGACTCAAGGAACTCGCGAGCCTTGCCTTCGTCGCGAAGTTGGCCAGGTGGAACCTCAAGAAACAACTTGCCTCGGAACCCACGGCGGAGCTGCTGCTGCAAGTGCCGTTGCGAGGAGACTCCGGTGGACAATGCGGACTGGCCGATGTCGAGCAAGCCGAGACCTTCAACGCCGTTGTAGCTGAATCCGGTGATGTGCAGCACGTCTGCGTCGGGAAAAACCAAGAAGCCTTCTGGGTCTGCGTCTTGGTCGTCTAAAAGGTTCTTTTTGTCGTCCTTGTTTGGCTTGGTCAGATGGTACTTGAGACCTTCGTGAATGATGGTCCAGGTTCGATCCGGCATCAGCGGTATCAGCTCCGTGATCGTATTGCCAGATCGCATGATCGCCGCCCTTCCGTTGCCGTGCATGATCGCGTGCGATGTTACTTGCTCCTTAAAAATGGAGGGTGATTGGATCTTGTTTGGCTCTTCTCGCAGTAGCTGGTAGCCGATATGCCGCGTGTCATTGACGGCACCATCGCCGATCAGTCGCTTGACATCAAGCGGTAGCTGGCCAACATCACCGACGATCTTGTTGTGCGCGTACCAAGCAGGCGGCAGTGTCATGGATTGACGAAAGCTAATACGCTCCGATCGCCCTTCTTCGTCGAGCCCCAGCCATCGCATCAGTGCATTGTAAAAGTTTGCCACGTGTGTCTCCTTACGCGATGAAAAGATTGCCAGAGGCACGCTCAGGTTGCAGGCTTGCCATCCAAAACGCCATGACGCAAGCCACAATCGGGTCGATCTTGTCCTTGCTCGACTTCTTGTCGAACATCCATTCGTCTTTCAGGTTGCGTGCGATGACGGCGTTTGACGCGCACCACTTCAGTAACTCCGAGTCCTCGAATCGCAGCAGTCCTTTCTCCATGTGCGATAGGAATGTTTTGATCGGCTCGTTGAACATGGCTTGGTTCTGTGCCATGCGAGCAGCGACGAACCCGTCGCGGTTGAGCACCTCGCCCATCTGCTTGGCGTTGGCAGGGTCATACGCAACGTGCGTGGCGTTCCACTGCGTCATCGCCTCCATGAGCGACTCTTGCAGTTCCAGCGACGGCAGGCGACTGACTAAAACCTCTTCGTTGTAGAGAAACTGCGACAGCGGCATGGCGGTTTTGTCGCGCTTGGTAGCCGAGTCAAGAAATGTTTTGACCTTGAACTCGTAGCGGTAGACGTGCTTCTCGTTGATAAACTCGCCAGTCGGGAACCGTGCACACAATGCCCACGCCGCGAAGTCGTCCATGGATCCTTGGTCAACACCACCGCAGACCACCTCGGCTTGCGACCAGTCCGACAACTCGCCGATGCACTTGCGGAAGTCCTCATCGTTGATGGCTTTCTCATTGGACGATACCAGTCGATTAGCGTGGTAACGCATGAAGCGATTGCGACCGATGACGTTGTGCTGATCTTCCTTCCATCGCTGGCGAAGATAGTCCAGCTTGACGCTGACGTTCAGGTTCGGATTGGCTTTTATCCACAGAGATTCGTCCGATGGGTCATCGTCTTTATCGAGTTCGTAGATAATCGCAAACAGTGACTCGTCAGCAAATGCTCCATCTACCACGTTGCATGCGTAGCTGTAGTCATCAAGCCACAGTTTGCTGTTGTCGTCGCCAGCGGTGGTAATGATGAGATGCAGCGGCTGTGTGCGTGACGCCGAGCCAGTGACGAGCGTATCGTAAAAGGTTCGGTAGTAACCCGTCCACGCATGCAGCTCATCCATGACTACACAATGCGGATTGAGGCCATCAAAGCCTTTCTTGTCGTAGGCCAACTTGCGGATGGTCGTTCCGGACTTCTTAAACTTGATGACTTCGTTTTTCTCGGTGGTGTTCTTGGCGATCACCTTGGACTGGCTACGCATGCGTGATGTTTCGCCGTAGACAACGTCGGCCTGATCCTTTTTGGTGGCCGTGAAAAAGATTTGCCCGACAGCCTCTGGTCTTCCAGTACCTGGGTCAATGTCAGACGCACCGAGGTACAGGCACAAGCCAGCGGCAATGGTTGACTTGCCATTCTTGCGGGCCATGCTCCAGTAGACTTTGCGAAAACGTCGGGAGTTATCAACATCTTTTTTCCATCCGAATATGTTCCAGATGGCGAACGCCTGCCAAGGTTCCAGCTCAAGCGGTCGACCAGCAAACTCGCCAACAGAATGCCGAAGCATCAGCGGAAAAAACTGGCAAGCTTTGCTCGCTGTGTGTTCATCAAAGTGATACTCGAACCCGCTGGTCGATTGACGCTTCAAGTCGGCCAGGTAGCGATGCACTGCAAACTTGACGCGATCGCATGCGATTACATCGCCGTTCATCACAGCTTCGCAGTAATCCTCAACACGTTGGCCGACTCCATCCACAATCAACTTCTGTTGAACTCCTCTAACTCGTCAACTTCTTCCTCGGTGTCTAAGCACAATCGCTTGCGGTCTGCTGGCGACAGACCGAACGCCGCTGATAATCTATGAACACGGTCCACGACGCCTTGGTAGACTCGGGCAGTTTTGTGGTCGAGCGGCTCCGCTTCAAGCGCTGCAGCAAGCCGATCACCTTGAACCAGCAACCTGGCTATGGTCAGCAGCTCGTGCACGTCGCACTTTCGCAAAATAGACGACTGAATTTGCGATAAAAGTTCGTCGTATTTTTTGCCTACGTCTTTCGGCATAGATGGACGCACAGGGCCGCCATCCTCTGGCGTCTTGTCTTGTCCGATCGTGCGATTTCCGCCGCTCCTACTCGTCGCTGGCATGCTTATTGACCCTGAAAAGTATCTGACCCGCTCGCTTCCGCTCGCCGCAACGAAC